TCACGATGCCGGCTCGCGCATCCGGTAGCCCATGCCGCGGACGGTCTCGATCATGTCGACGCCCATCTTCTTGCGAAGGCGGCCGACGAATACCTCGATGGTGTTGGAATCCCGATCGAAATCCTGGTCGTAGAGGTGTTCGACCAGTTCGGTCCGCGACACGACCTCGCCCATGTGGTGCATCAGATAGGCGAGAAGGCGGAATTCGTGCGATGTGAGCTTGAGTGGAACGCCGTTGACATTGGCTTTCGAGGCCTTGGTGTCGAGCCTCACGGGGCCGCACGACAGCTCGGACGAGGCGTGCCCTGCAGCCCGCCTGATCAGCGCACGCATGCGCGCCAGGACTTCCTCGATATGATAGGGCTTGGTGACGTAGTCATCGGCGCCGGCATCGATGCCGGCCACCTTGTCGCTCCAGCGATCTCGCGCGGTCAGGATAAGCACCGGCATCTTTCGGCCATTGCGACGCCAGCGTTCGACAACGCTGATCCCGTCCATCTGCGGCAAGCCGATATCGAGAACGACGGCATCGTACGGTTCGGTGTCGCCAAGGAAATGGCCCTCCTCGCCGTCGTAGGCGCGATCGACCACATAGCCCGCGTCGCTCAGCGCGTCCGAGAGCTGCCGGTTCAGTTCCTTGTCATCTTCAACAACCAGTATTCGCATGCACTATTCGCCTGTTGCCGCAAAAGCCGGCAGAAATAGGTCGATTTCCGCCGACTGGGAAATTGCGCGTCCAAACTTCAATTTTGAGGCACCACGAACTCTGCACGCCGGGGCCGCTGCCCGTCCTTGCCAGGCACCAGAACCACAATCACGCAAACTTGCTGCCCTCCCTGCGTGGAAGCGTTCGCCTTGGCAAGCGTTCCTCCATTCTGGGCGGCCACCTGTTGGCCGATCGCATAGCAATCGGCCGAAGCGACGACCATCGAATCGTCGTCGGTTGTTTCAGCAGCCGGGGCAGCCGACAACCGAGGCGCAATCAGCATCGACGCGCATAGCGCCAGAGCAACAGACCGGAAAATGGAGCGGTGCATCTTCATGATTGTCGTGATTAACTGATGACTGCTGAACACGAAATGAACACAGATCAGCAGCAATTCCCGCAGCCTGCAACCCTCTCTTCAGCCTATTGTTTTCGTCTCCAATGGAACGGCCTCAGCCGATCCGGTCTTTTGCCGCCAAGCGACCGATGATGACGACAACGCCAGCCACTGCCGTGATCGCTTGCAGGACGGCGTCGGTCAGAAGCCCCTGGTCCGCTTCGTCGATCGACAATCCTGCCAAGCCAGCAAGAGCAGCCAGAATCGTGATCAGCGCTGCCCAAATGGTGCGCGACAGAAACCACGGCTTGTTGGTCGTCATAGTTGTCCTTTCTTTTTCTCGAGAACGGCTACGAAAGCGAGATGCGCCGCGTGGCAGGCAGTCCCCATCCCGCCGCCACGCTGAATTGCCTGATGGTCAGGTCGAACGCGGAAGCCCCCGGCAGATCGGAAGCCAACTGGGCCGCTGGATATACCCAACGGGGCGACTGCACGACCGCGGTGCGCACCGTCGCGCCCGATCGAGCGATGGTGACCTGATACTCCTCGCGTTCTTCCCCCAGTGGGATTTCGCTTGGTCCCCAATCGTCTGCGCCAACCCTTCCGCGCCTGACCCAAGTCACCGCAAGATCGCCACTTGCCGTTCTGGACGCCTTGAGATGCACCGGCGACAGCGGCAACAGGGCGCGCATTCCACCCGCGGCCGGAACGGTCGCAAATCTCTCGTCGGAAAAATCCGCACCGGATGGGCCAATGCGCCAATTGAGATCGAGGCCGATTTCTGTGCCCAGCAGCCCCGCCGGCTGTACAGCCTCGTCAAGCATTACGAAGCTTGCGCCGGCAAGAGCGCCGGCAGACATGGCATCATTGGTACCCAACTGCCCGCGCAAGAGTTTGCCTAATCGCCAAATATCCGGCGCGACTTCTTCCGCTTGCTGGAACTGCAATATCTCCCAGCCACCATTGGCCGACTTTACCGCCGCAGCATTGGCTCCATTCGACAACTGCAGGCGGCTGACACTGCTCGCCTCGGCATCGAACAACTCGACGAGGATCGAACCAAAACTATCCACGCGCCCCTCAAAGCCTGGCTCCAGCGGCTCTACAAGACAACCAACGCTGGCCGGCCGCGTGATCACGCCACGCTGGGCGTAGCCTGTTTCTTCCGGCGACACGAACACGAGCTGGCTGCGCCACGGCTTCTGCCATGCCGCGATCCTGAACTGCTCCTGCGCGACGTCTCCACCCGCTCCACACGGAAGATCCAAAAGCTCGACAAAGGGCTGTCCTGTATTTATCGGCGGCTGGGGATAGGCGTCCGGAATCTCGGGCTTCCAGCCTGCCGGCGCGGCGCGGGCGACCTGCGTGGCGGTGACCTTGCGAACCAGCCCGTCCTCGATCTCGTTCACCATGAAATTGGTGCCGTCACCATTCGCCAGACGAACGATGGCTCCGGGAACAATGTCGGAACTGGGTGATGGGACGGAGAAGCTGATCTTTTCGCGTTCCGCCCAGGTCCGCCGCATCCAGCCATCCAGCAGCGCCTGCCCTTCGCTCGCTTCCAGCACCCCCGGAAACGAAATGACGTGCTGCCGGCTGCCCGATGCTCCGAGCCGAACCGAGCGAACGGACACAGTCTGGTATTCCTTCAGCGGATCGCGAAAGGCCAGTATGCCCTCGACCGGCAGTTGATGGTCGGGCGTGCGCACCGTCTCGACCACCGCCGCCTTGCCATCGTCAACAAGTTCGCGAAGCTCCACCGTCGCAGAAGCCTGGGCGGCATTGCTTCTGAACACGAGGCCATCCGCCTCTTTCTGAACGGCCAAGTCGAACAGCTCGACCAGCGGCTCGAGCGCCTCGCGCGCCGAACTCGGATCGGCGATCACATAGCCCTGGACGGTGCCATCGGCATTGGTGGCATCGGCCGGCGGCAGACCATGATCCCGGAGGATGCGGTTGATCAATGCCTCGGCGGACGGATTGTCGATGCGCCCGTTCAGCCAGTGGCCCCGGCTCCAGTTGTCGCCGTCCGACCAAATGTCCTTTTGCAGCGGAAAGGCCGGAAACGGTCGCGCATCCCAGGCCCACAGATAGATGCGCGACGGGTCGACCATTCTGCCGCCGTAGAGCGGCGAGACCGGATTATCGGCCTCAGTGAAATCGGCGCTCGACGGATTCCAGTGTCTTGCGTGTGCCTCGATAAGGCGCTGCTGGGCGAGATCCGACCGGCCCCCGTTGGAGAAATAGGGGATCCCATTCTCGACCGACTTTGGGTCGGGAAAGACATTGGGCTGGTTCGGTCCCTTGTCCACGGCCGGACAGCCCAGCTCGGTGAACCAGATCGGCTTCGAGCAGGGAACCCACGACGTCGGGGTCGACACCTCGGCGCCGCCTACCCTGTCGTAGTGCCGGTTGCTCCACCAGCTGGCGATATCCTTGTAGCGATAGACCCAGGGCTTCCCATAGGCACCGTCCGTGATCGGCGAACGCTCGCGACGCAGCCGGGCTTCGTCCGACGGGTAATACCAGTCGTATCCCTCGCCGCTGTTTATCGCGGCGCGCAATCCGACGGGATCGTAGGGGCCGCGAAATCCGTCCGAATTCGGCGCCGAATAGTCGGCGTCGCGCCAGTCCGACAAGGGCATGTAGTTGTCGATGCCAATGGCGCCAATCGCCGGATGCGCCCAGAGGGCGTCGAGGTGGAAATACACATTGCCGTTGGCGGGGTGGTGACCGAAATACTCGCTCCAGTCCGCGCCATAGGTGACGAGGGTATTTGTGCCGACCGTTGCTCGAACATCGTCGGCCAGCGTGCAAAGCGCCTCGACAAACGGGAAGCTGTCGTTCTGGTCGCGCAGCGTCGTCAGGCCGCGCAACTCGGTTCCGATCAGAAACGCGTCGACGCCGCCGGCCGCTGCCGCCAAGTGTGCAAAATGCAGGATGAACCGCCTGTATCCCCAGTCGCCGGACGCGCCGGTGAACACAACGGAACTCGACGTCCTGATAAACTGCGTCCGCAGCGCATTGCCGCAGAGGGCCAACACCTGCGTCCGCGCCGAGGCGGTTCCGTCAGCAGTTCCTGGCTGCATCGGCGCAGGATTGCAGGTGATCCTGCCCCGCCACGGATAGGCGGATTGCTTCTGGCCGCCATAGGGATCGGGCAACGCATTGTTGGCTGGAACATCCATCATGACGAATGGATAGAGCGTCACCTTGAGGCCGCGCGCCTTGATCTCCCTGATCGCGGCAATGATGCTGCTGTCGGATGGGGTGCCGCCATAGGCAGCCCCCTTGCCCGGCACGGAAACGACGACGGCATTTTCCCTGCTCACGCCGGAAACAGACCATGCGCTTGAGAAGCCGGATGATGCACGGGTGGTCACTGCCGGCCTAATCCGACAATTGCCGGCGCGCAGATCGTCGCCGAACCAGGCGGCCACGATGGCGACATGCTCGAGGTTCGGGCAGAGCATCTGCAACTCGTCGAGCGAGGCCGCGATATCGGTGGCGGCATAGAGCATGTTACGGTTTGCCGCTGCGGTTTCTCCCTGGCGCTTCTGCTGCTTGACCAGCTTCGGCGAGAGGCCGTATTCGGTCGCGCCCGGAACGAGACAGACGGCCCGCACCTGTTTCGTCACTTCGCCCACCGGACGCAGGATTTCGAACTGGAACTGCGGGATGCGGTTGCCATAGTCGGCGAGCGCAAAGTGTTCGAGCACGACATAGGCCACACCTCGATATGCCGGTGCGTTCGCCTTGCCTTGCTTGGCACTGATCAGCGGGTCGACGGGCTGATCCTCGGTTCCGCGATAGATCCTGATCTCGATGTCGTTGCGGTCGATCTCGCGCCCGTCTGCCCAGATGCGGCGAATGCCGGCAATCTTCCCCTCGCACAGGGCAAAGGCGACATTGGCGAAATACGAATACTCCGTTATGCGCGGCCCGTTCTTGCCCTCGCGCCTCGTCGTGCTTTTCTCCTCGAAACGGGTTGCCCAGATCAGGGTGCCGCCGAGCCGCGTCGTGCCGTAGACACGCGGAATGGACGCTCCTTCCTCCGCCGTGAACGGACGCGCATTCGCAAGACGCGGTCCCTCGATATGAGGGGTACTGTTCAGGACAGCCTGGTCGATGGCGTAACCGGCCATTGCGCCGAGAGCCGAACCGATAACGCTGCCGACAGGTCCGAGCACGCTGCCAAGCGCTGCGCCGGCGGCCTGCAACACGATGGTTGCCATCAATATCTCCGGAAATTCTGTGGGTTACGGTCGTTCGGGAAAAGCGAACACGCCGGCAATGCGATTTCGCCATTGCGGCACCAGAGCGGAAACCACCACCGCGTTTCGCTCATAGGCATGGATGAAACGATCCTGCCCAACCATGATCGCGGCATGCTTGGCCGGCAAATGCGGCCGCCAGCGGAAGAGGATCAGGTCGCCAGCCGAAAGCTCGCCGGCTTGTTTCTCGATGCAGTGCCGTCGCGTCGCCGCAAGCAGTCGCTCCTCTCCGCCCGCCTCGGCCCAATCCGGAGCGTAGGCACCGGGCCATTCTGGCGCCGTGCCATAGACCGCCTGCCAGACGCCGAGCACCAGGCCGATGCAATCACAACCCACGCCTTTGCGGATGCCCTGATGCCGGTAGGGCGTGCCGAGCCAGGACAGTGCTTCCGCGACGATGTTGGCAGCGATAGACGTTTGCACACGCACGCTCATGGAACGATCGGGCCGCCGTCGAAGCGTCCGCCCTCGACGACATAGCTGTAGGCCGCGTCATTGCCGGGCAAATGGGGAAAGCCACGGAAATTCAAGGCGTTCGAGAACTTGGCCTTGCAGGTAGCAAAGCTCTTGTCGCAGCCGGCCATGATCGAGAACGCATCTTCAGCCTTGATTTTCAGGCCAGCCGCAGACTGAAGGGTCAACACCACACCTCTTGCGTCTCTGCGATGCTCGACGATGCGTTCTGCTCGTCCCGCACGAGCGCCGGTTGTCCAGGCCAGCGCTCCAGACGAGAACCAACCGACCTCGAACGCATCCAGGCCGGACACGATGATCACCGACGCTTCCTCGACCGACGCCACAACGCCTGCACCCGAATAGCCCGAGCGGCTCAGAAGAAAGCCGCAGCGGCTGTCTCCCACCTCGGCATCGCAAGTGCGGCTGACATAGCGCCCGCTCGGCTGATCGAGCGCATGCGTGAGGCTCTCCAGCTCGGCCACGAAGCGATTGTCGCTCCGGGTGATCTTGCCGATCGTTGCCGTGCGCAGCCGCGCGAACTCGTCAGGCTTTCGCCAGTTCACCAGCAGCGTCTCGATCTTGGCACCGTCATACAGCCCGGCGGCCACATCTTCGTCGCGGATATCGGCCGAAGACAACGCGCCTTCGACGTCGACGGTATCGACCGCAAGGCCGAGCGTGTCGCGCGCTTCGCTGGCGCTGAAGCCCGTTTCCGGTTCGAAACGGACGCCATCGACTGTCAGCGCGCGATCATGATCCGTATAGCCACTCACGGTCCCGTCCGACCTGGTCAGACGCCAGCAGTGGCAGACGGTGGTCACGTTGCGCGAAAGATGATCGATCAGGGATTGCGGGTACGTCCTCAAAGCTGCACCTCGACTAGGGGGATCGACGGAATTTGTCCTGCCTTGAAGGCAGTGAGGCTCAGCGACAGGCGTTCATTGTCAAAGCGCACCGGCACGTCGAATTCAAAGCCGGCAGTCAGGGCCGCGCCCTTGATCGGCGCCTTGGCAAGCACCACTTCGCCCAACGCCTCGTCAAAGGAAAAGCTCTTCGCCGTGAGCTCGGCGTTGTCGACCGCCACTCGCAGCGACGAGATGACCGGCTTCGAGATCAGGCGCAGATAGGCATCGTCCCCCGCGCCGTAGCACTTGACGAGCTTGAAGTGCGTCGCGATCCCGTCGCCATAGCCCAGCAGTTGATCGGCTGGCGTTGGCGCGGCTTCCGGTCGGCACGATTTCATGTCGAACGGATCGCGGAAACGGAACGCATGCAAGGACCCGCGCCGCGCCTCGAAGAAGACGAGCACGTCGTGCAGATCTTCCAGCGATCTGATGCCGGTGCCCGCATCATAATGGTGGCGCGACTGGGAGAAACGTGCGTTCCGCTTTTCCCGCCCTGATGTCAGCGAAACGATCTCGTTGCGCCGCTCCGGCCCGCCGGTCGCCCCGAAGGAGATGGCATGCGGAAAGCGCACATCGTGAAAACTGGCAAGTTCGGACATTCGCCTCCTCAAAGGGTTCTGGCGCCGCGCGACACCGCACGAGCGAGCATGCCGGTGATCTGCGCCTCGGATTTTCGGAACGACGCGGCGTCCGGCGAGGTGACGTTGAAGACGACGTTCACCGGCGTGCCTCCACCGGAAGTAGCCACGCCGAGGCGACCATCAGGTCCACGCTGCAGCGGCATGATCGCCTCCGGTCCCGCCTCGCCCATCAGGCCCAAACTACTTCCCATTGGAAAATAGCTTGGGGTGGAAACAACGCCTCCGCTGGCGAAGGGCACCACATGGCCCGGCACCCCGCCCTTGGCGAAGGGCAGAATGCCGGTAAGCCCGCCGAGCAGGCTCGAAAACAGCGAGCTCGTCAGCGATTGAAGCGGCTTCAACCCCTGCTCCAGCGCCATGCCGGCGAGATTGAGCCCAATCCTGCGTAGCACGTCATCGAGTTCACGCCCACGCACTACGGCGCCCTTCAGCGCGCCCGTCAGTTGAGCGCCAAAGCGATCAGACATCTTCTCCAGGTTTTCGAGCGCAGCCTGGAAAGGCGCGGTGTCGGCGTTGATCGAGACGGTTACGTCCTCAACCATGCTCTCTCCTTATTCTCGGGGGTGTCGGGAAAGCTGCGCATCAGCGCGGCCAGGTCCTCGCGCCGCGGCGCCTCCTCCGCCCGTCGGGTGTACATGCTCATGGCGCGTTCGAATTCGCGTGGCGTCATGGCCCAGAAGGCGTCGGGCGATAGCCGCAGCAGGCCGAACCCCAAGGCCATCACCTGGTCCCACGGGAATTCGCGCGCCTTGCCTGCCCCGGCTTTCAAGGGTTTGCGGCCGGCTCCGCAGCTGCGCCGAAGGTGGCGGTCAACAGTTCGGCGACGATGGAAGCGAAACCTGCAATGCCGTCAGCCGTTTGCATGTTGCCAACCTCATCGTCGGCAATGTCGTTACCGCCGCCACGCAGGCCGGCACCAACGATGCGGATCATATCGAGCGCCGAAAGTCGTCCGCGCGAAAAACGCTCGACCAGCGCGCCGAGGTCGTCGGCAGCGTAGGTCGCTTCCAACTCGGCAAGCGCGCCCAGCGTCAGGCACAGGCGATAGGTCTTGCCGTCGAGTTCGGCGGCAACTTCGCCGCGCCTTTTGTTCACGGTCATGGCGCCACCGTGAAGCTGATTGGTCCTGCGGATTCCAGCGCCATCTCGAAGGTCACCTCGCCGTCATGCGTGCCGGTATATTCGAGCGAGGATATCTGGAAGGCCCCCTGAACCACGCCGAAATCCGGCACGGAGAGCTGCCAGCTCGAGATCTCGCCGGCGAAGAAGCGCGACCTGATCTCGGCATCCGACTGCTGATCCTTGAAGATGCCCGATCCGCTGATCGAGGCACGCTGGATACCGGCGCCAGCAAGCAACTCGCGCCAGCGGCCGGCAGAGTCGGCATCGGTCACATCGACCGTTTCGCTGTTGAAGGCGATGCGTTTGGAGCGCAGCCCCGCAACAGTGATGAAATTGCCCGAGCCCGTGGAATCGAGCTTGAGCAGAAGGTCCTTGCCCTTCTGTGCGACCATGTCTGGTCTCCCGAATTGTGTGGTGTGGTAAATGGCCCGGCGCGTGAACGCCGATGGCTCAGACGAGGTCTTCGATCACCGCGCGGTATCGAAGAAGGCCGTGATGGACCGCCAGATCCTCGTCATATCTGGCTTCAGCGAATTCCAAGCGCATGTTTACAAGGTGGTGGCTGTCCAGCGCCAAGGAGCCTGCATCGAGGCGCTTCCTGGCTGCCTCCATGATCTCCAGCGCTTCCTTCTTGCCTTTCGCTTTCGACCAGACATGCAGCGTGAATAGATGCTCGCTGCCCTTCTCGGTGCCGGTGCTCCAGTCATAGACGCTGGTGCGGCCGAAGGTGAGGTACGGGAAAGGCTGATCGTCGGGTGCCCGGTCGAAGACCTTCGCGCCTCCCAAAAGCCCGATTAAAGCGGAGTCGGCCTCCAGCACGGAGAAAATGGCTTTCTGCAGCTCAACGGCCGACGCGGTCATTGCCTTCCCCCATTTCGCGGATGCGTTCGCCGGTCTCAACGGCCACACCAGGCTTCCGCATCCCGGCACGGTAGCGCTGTTCAAGCTCTTCCGCCAGATCGTGCGCCTGCCAGCGCAAGGCCCGCATAAGACCGTCGAGCGTAATCCTGATCGATGTCCTCATCGTGCGTGCTCCAGTGTGCGACAGACAAGGTAGCGCCCGGTTTCGTCCGGGTCGTGAGAGGTGACAATGGCAAAGGTGCGCCCCTGGCCGGTCAGCCGCGTTCCGGCCGACACATCACCGCGCCAGCGCATGGTGATGCGGTGGGTAATCGCCTGCCGCGTCTGGTCTGCACCGACAAGGCTCTGTGCCGAGATCGGCTCGATCATCCCAAACACGGTAGCGACCTCCGCCCAGTTCTCGATCTGGCCGCCAAGACCATCGGACTGAGCGACACAGCGCTGGAGCCCCAACTCCGTCCGCAACTTTCCTGGATCGATGAATTCCGCCATCAGAGCCTCCGGTCCCGATAGCCGGCAATCAGGCGATCGTAGCCGGCGGGATAGGAAACCGGCTGGTCAGCTGCGCCGTAGGCAGCGCGGAACTCATACCAATGCGCGACCAACAGCGTCACTGCCCGCTTCAGCAGATCCGGGACATCCGTGCCCGCCTCGCCGAAGCCGGCGGAAAAATCGATCTCGACGCCGTTCATGTTTCGGAGCGGCTCAGGGCGACGCTCGACATGAAGGCGCGCGGGGCGCGACAGCGTGTCGACCAGATAATCGCCCGGGTTCAGCACAGAGGCTTCGCCTTCCTTGCCGAATATCGTCACCGAAAGCACTTCGCGCACCGGATGCCGCGCCAGCAGCACGCAACCGTTACCGGGCCAGCGGTCGAGCACCAGCCGCCAGCTCTGGTTGATCATAGCCACGCCGGTCGAGCGTTCGACGTCCTCGCGCGCGGCGCGGATCAGGCCGGACAGAAACTCGTCCTCGCTGTCATGGGTAATGCGCAAGTGGCGCTTTATCTCGGCAAGGCTTACCGGCTCGACCGCAGGGTCGACCGTTCGCAAGAGCGTCATGCAACTACCTTTGCTTGTCTGGATGGAAAGTGGCGGCCCCGGAGGAGGACGGCCGGAGCCGCCATCGGCAGCGTGACGGCGCAAGGGGAGCGCGCGCGTCACATCGGCCGAAACGACGCGCCGTCAGGCGGCGGCGAACTTCAGCAGCTTGATGGCATCGAAGTCCTGCACCCCGCCGCCCACGCGCTTGGTGGTGTAGAACAGCACGTAGGGCTTGGCGCTGTATGGATCGCGCAGCACGCGTACGCCGGTGCGATCGACGACGAGATAGCCGCGACCGAAATCGCCGAAGGCGATCGGCGTGGCATTGGCCGCCGCATCGGGCATGTCTTCGGCCTCCACCAGCGGGAAGCCCATCAGCATGGCGCGCTGGCCGGCCGCCGCGGGCGGCTGCCAGAGGTAGTTGCCGTCGGCGTCCTTGAGCTTGCGCAGCATGGCCTGGGTCTTGCGGTTCATCACCCAGCTGGCGTTCTGGCGGTAGCCTGCCTTCAGCGAATAGACCGTGTCGATGAGCACGTCCGAAGCGTCCTCGTCCGGCAGCTTGCCCGCAGAGCCGGTGAAGGTGCAGCCGATCTTGCCCCAGGCCCAGCTCGACTCGGCAACCTTGTCGTAGTTCAGAAAGCCCTTCGGCTTGTTGGTGCCGTCGCCGTTGATGAAGGCCGCGCCTTCCTGCTCGGCAAAGGCCGCTTCCACCTCGCTCGAAATCCACTCGTCGAGATCGACCACGCTGTCTTCCAGCAGCGAGGCGGTGGCCGCCGGCATGGCATAGAGCTCCATGGTCGGGAACTGCAGTTCGGCGAGGGTGGACGCAGCCGTTTCGGGGCGTGCCGCGGTCTCGCCCACCCAGCCGACCGCCGGGCCATGGATCGAGAAGGGCTTCTTCAGCACCGCGCCGGACACCTGCCGCACCGAGGCGATGGAGCGGATCGGCGACAATGCTGCCAGCCGCTTGCCGATTTCGGTCTCGGTTTCGTCCGGCACCAGATAGCCGCCGTCCTGGCCGGAGCCGTAGGACATGGCCTTGGCGTCGAGCGAGCGCAGGTGGCGGTCGTCGCCGCTGCGCATATAGGCCTCGAAGGCGGACTTGTGCTCGGTGCGCACGACATGCCCGCCGCTTCGGCCCAGAGCCGGACGCGCCTTCTTCAGCGCGAGATTGTCGAGCGCGCGTTTCTGTTCATCGAGCGCGCGCGAAATGCGGTCCACCTTCTCGGTAACGAGAACGTCGGCGCTGCGCTTTTCCAGCTCCGCCAGCCGCTCGTCATTGCTGTCCTTGAACGCCTCGAAGGTGGTCATGAACTCGCCGAACGCGTCGGAAAGGTCGAACTGCGAGGCCGACTTGGTTTCGAGGCCGTCGATATTCGCTTCAATCATGTAAGGGACTTCCTTGTTTCGTTGATCATGCGTGTGGCCTGCCGGATCGTTTCCAGCAGCGCCGCTTCCGGTCCCGCGGCGGCGTCCCGCCCGCCCACGAGACTTGCAAAACCCTTGGAGATAACCCTGCGGGCCTCGCTTCGCGTCAGCCCGGCGTCCCGCCTGAGCCAGCTCTCGAATTCGCGTATGGTCGGCAGTTGCCGCCCTTTCACCGTCTCGACGCGCGCTTCGGGCAGCATCGGGAAGGTGACGATAGAGATCTCCCAGAGATCGGCCTCCAGGATGCGACGCACGCCGCTCGCCGCGTCGCGCCTTGTGCGCACGGCATGAAAGCCGATGGAGAGGCCGTCGAGCGCGCCGCCGCGCATAAGGTTCAACACGTCCCGGGCGCGGCCCACATCCTTGGCCAGCCGGCCGCGGACGAACAGGCCGCGCGCGTCCTCGCGGATTTCGGTCCAGGCGCCGATCGGTTCGTTCGGATCGTGCTGGAAGAGCATGCGGATGCCCGAGGCCCCGCGCGCCTTCAGCGAGCGGGCGAAGGCGCCGCGCTCGACCACGTCCTTGCCGAGGTCGACCTTGCCGAACAGGCTGGCATAGCCCGAAAAAGTGCCGTCCGGCTCGACCGTCTCGACGGCCAGATCGAGGCGTTTGCGTTCGCACAGCCGCGCCAGTGCTTCAGCGTCCATCGGCATTCTCCTGATCCTGTTTGCGGAACATGCGCGCGAAGCGGTTCTGCTCGAAGGCGCGCATGACGAAGCCCAGCGCCCACCAGGCGCAAAGGCTGGCGGCAGCCGAACCCATCAGCATCATCTCAACCGGGCCGATGATGGTTTCGATGCCGAGTTCGGAGGCGATCTTCAGGCCGGCGGTGCCGCCGAACACCAGGCCGCAGACGACGCCGACGGCAAAGCGCGCCGCCGCCTCGCGGCGACCGTGAGGAAGGATGTAGGCCAGCGAGATCGCAGAGCCGCCAACGGCGCCGGCAACCTTCGCCATCCACAGCCAGTGGGTGTCGTTCATGAGGTTCGTCCAGTTTTGGGTGGGTGGAACAGGCGGCGGGGGAACCCGCGCCTATCGTACGCTAGGTGCGCCTGCAGATGTCAGCAGTCGGATAGCCGGCGCTTTCAGACGAGGTCTGCACGCAATGGTTCGCGCGACCTTGGTTCGTGTCGTTCATTTCAGAACGATCAGATCGAAGCGCGCACCCGGCAACTTTCCGGCCGCCTGGCGCAGCATTTCGACCAGATCGTTCGCAACTGCGTGCGAAAACTGAACCCGCCCGGAGGAGCCGGCAGCCACCGTAACGCCTAGCATAGAATTGTCGACGAAGCCCGTCGCCGCCTTCTTCGCATGGCGAAACATGACCTCCATAAAATCCGGCTCGCTTGGGATGACGCCGAGCCCGACCGTGAAGCCGTAGCTTTCGGCACAGCCGACAATCTCCCGTAGCAGCTTGTCGCGCTCTCCCTCGCGGTAATGAATGCTCACCGACCGCATTGAATTGCCAATCTGCCGGCTACCGGCACCGCCGCCGCGTTTGCGATGACGGTGCCGCGTCACCGCAGAACCGGCCCTGAAAAAGCCGTCTCGTCGGTGCCGATCAGGCGTTCCGCGCTTCGTTCATAGACCTGAGGCGACACCTTGAAGGCAATGTCCACGCCGTCGATCGATTGGATGCGCGTATCGCTGATCTTCCATCGCTCGTAGGCGGCGATATCCAGTCCCGCCCCGACATCGCGCCATTCATTGGTACCCTTTTCCCGCACGCGCCGCGTGTCTGCCCAATCGAACGAAACGACCCAATCCTCATCCGGGACGGCCTGCCTTGCCTGATCGCGAAATTGGCGTGCGAGTTGGAGGGCCGATACGGAAACGCGAAGCGTTCCGGCCAGCGCGAACCAATCTTCCGGCGGCATGGTTATGAAATTCGAGGCCATACGACTTCCTTTAAGAAAGCGAAGATCTCAACTCGTCTCGCAGCATGGTCATGAATATAACTATTCCCCTTGAGTTTACATACCAATCCGCACCGGCATCGGGGACGCGCTCGCCCGAGATGGCCAAGCGACATTAGCGGCGTTCCGTCAGCCCCAGCCTACAACAACCTGATCAGGCCACTCCGGATGGCTTCGCCAGACACGGATGCGGGTGACGACGTCGGGCACCCTCGCAGTGAGCAAGTGGTTACCTTGTACGTCGGTAATCACCAGTTCCTTGCTGGGCGTATCTAGGTGTCCGTCAAAAGCGAGCGCATACGCAGGCGCCACTTCCTCCGACCGTCCCAAAACTATTTCCGCTTCCCCGTCTATTTCGTGGAGGCATGCAACGGAGATGCAGGAAGAAGTATATTGCACCTTTTCGTCGGTGAATGGATATGGCGGCCGGCCACCGGATATGTCTTCTATGAAGAGGAGACCGTTCGGCATCGCGTACTTAATCTGTTGAGCCATATAGCAACCCTTTCAGATATCCTCCCTGCCTAACACTGCACGCTATACAGTGCGGAAGGACAATTTGCTGTTCTCCTTCTTCGACCAATGCATTTGAACGCTGATGATCCAAGACGAAATTGCCACTTTTTGTACCCGGATCCGTCGTCCCGCACTGGTGACAGCCATATTTCCTGCCAATGCGATTGTTTTCACGGATCTCCTCGGCGGTCCAGCGTCTACCGGTGCCTCGGGCGGGCTGAGACTCTACCGCAAAAGGGCCGGGGCCAATCCCCATTCTCTGTAACTCGACGATCCTGTCTTCAGACTCTCTCCTCGCCGCTTCGTTGGCCGCGATTTCGCCTTCGATCGTCTCGTAGGCGCTCGGTGTTGGCCGCCACCTTGGGTCCAGACGTTGGACCTCTTCGATTGCACCGCGCATCTGTGCATAACTGATTTCGAGACGAGTTTCCTGTTCTGGAGTTGCCTCAGCCCATCTGCCCATGACAGGCCTGACGCCTCCACCACGTGGCCCGCGCGTACGGCTCTGAACACGAATGACCGAGCCCCCACCCGCCCACTGCCCACCGTCGGGATTGCCCGCGGCCACGCGTGGCTGGTCGGGCCGAAAACCCGCCTTGGCGCCAAGCCTGTGCGGCTGATAGCCCACCGCCTCGCGCTTTTCGTCGTTTGTCAGGAAGCTCGCCGCTTCCAGCCGCGACCACAGCGCGTCCCGCTCACCCGACAGGCCCTCGACGCAATCGGCGTCGTACCAGAGCCTGAGATCGGCGCCGAAAGCAGGCGCCAGCCAGGCCGACAGCTCCTTTGCGGTCCGCGCCACCAGCGGCAGGATGGTCAGTCGATAGAAGGCGCGATTGGCCTCCTGGTAGTTGGCATAGGTGTTGTCGCCGGGGATGCCGAGCAGCATGGGCGGCACGCCAAAGGCGAGCGCGATGTCCCGGCTGGCCGAATGCTTGGCCTCGATGAAATCCATGTCCTTGGGCGTCAGCCCCATCGCCTTCCAGTCGAGGCCGCCTTCCAGCAACAGCGGGCGGCCGGCGCGCGTCGCACCGGAATAGCCCTCCTCGAGCTCATGCTTCAGCCGTTCGAACTGCTCGTCGGTGAGGTTGCCGCCCTCCTTCGGCGCATAGACCAACGCGCCGGAAGGCCGGGCCGAATTGTCGAGCAGCGCCTTGTTCCAGCGGCCGGCGGCGTTGTGGAGGTCGAGCGCCATCAGCGCCGCTTCCAGTGGCGAAAACCCGTAATGGTCGTCGAGTGGATGAAACAGCGTCATCTGCAGCGCGCCGCCGCCAGGCGCCAACCCAATCCGGGTCCGGCGCTTGGCCGAACCCTCGCGATGCTCGAGCGCAGTGGGCCAGCCATCCGCGTCGGTCAGCACCGTCACGCGATCGGGACGCAGGAGATGCAACTCCCGCGCATCCTCCCCGGCTTCGATCAGCTCGACATAGGCATTGCCGGACAGGAGCAAATGTCCATACAGCGCCTCGAGGAACGTCGCCCCTGCCTGCCTCTGGTTCGGGCGTTCGAGCAGCTTGAGCAGCGGGTGGTCCTCAAGCTCGACCGCCCCTTCATAGAGCAGCCAGGGGATCGCCGAGGCCGTCTCGGCAATCAGGCGCACCGCGCGATGCACGATGGGATTGCGCATAAAACCTTCGCGCGCCAGCGCTGCATAGTCGCGCTGGGTCCAGCGCGCCTCGCCTTGCGCATGCAGCGCCACGAAGCCCAATCCGCTGCTCTTGCGCTCTGGGCCGCGGCATCGTTCCCCGCGCTGCGAGGCCAAGGCCATTTCCAAGCCATGTGTTCTCCTGTCTAGAGAAATTCGCGAATGCGCGGGTGCGCCGAGCGGTCCGGCATGAGTTCGTTCACCGCCCAGACCAGCGCGTCTAGCCGATCGGGAGAGCGGCCATTCGAGAGACCGTTCGGACCAAAATCGCACATTTCGTCTTCAAGTTCGGGGAAGCGGCCGGCGTGGCGCACCTTGCCTTGCTGGTAGAGCATCGCCACCGGCTCGGCGCGCAGCCATTTTCCGCGCCGGGCCCGAACGGGCTTCACCGGCACATCGGGGTCGACCGTGCGGATCACCGCCGTCACCATGTCGCCGCCCTGGTTGACCTCGGCCACCAGGCAATCGGCCTGCAGGGAACGGTAAAGTGCGACAGCCGCGCCAGCCCAATCCTGCGGGCGCGCGGCCTTGATGCTGGCATCGGCGAGCACAACGACGGTCCCCGTCGCATCGAGTCCGGCCGCCACGATGCCGCAAGCGTCGGAAGACTTGTTCGAGCTGGCCGGCGGGTCGACCGCCACCACGATGCGCTGCAGTTCCGGCACCGCATCCAGACGAGCCTCTTCGATTGCCGCCCGCGACCACAACGCATCGTCGCGATCCTCGATCAGTTCGCCTTCCAGTTCCTGCCGGCCGAGCCGTGTGCCGCCATAGCGTTGCTCGACCATATGCATGAAACCTTCAGAGAGGTTTTGCGCATTGTCGGAGGTGCGCATGCGCGTCTGCAGCACGGCAGGATCCGCCATCAGGCGTTTCAGCAACCTTGTCGGGCGCGGCGTTGTGGTGATGAGCTGCCTCGGCTGGCTACCCAGCCGCAGCCCGAATTGCAGCATATCGAAACAGGCTTCGGCATTCTTCCATTTGCCCAACTCATCACACCAGGCCGCCTCGAATTGCGGCCCGCGCAGGCTTTCCGGGTCTTCCGAGGAGAAAATCTGGGCAACCGCGCCGCTATCCCACACCAGCCGGCGGCGGCTTGCCTCGAAACGAGGCCGATCGTGGCGGGAGATCGTGACGATGCCGGAGGGTCCGTCGACCATCACTTCGCGCACATCGCCCAGCGTCTCGCCGACAAGCGCGATATGGTCATGCCTGCCAAGCGCAAAGGGCGAAAGGCCCCGTACCAGGCTGTTCACCCACTCCGCTCCCAGCCGCGTCTTGCCCGCACCACGCCCGCCGATGACCAGCCATGTCGCGGGCTGCGAGCCGAGCAGATATTGCTGGATGCGCGCCTTGAACAGCCACTCCTCAGCTATCAGCGGAAGCTTCTCGTCCCGGAGATTCCTTTCGGACCAGTTCCTTTGCATGTCCCACAGCGAGCTCAACAATTCGCTCGTCGATACGCCTGAGGAATCCGGCCATGTCTGCATCGCGCGTGATCTGTCTTTCCTTTGCGTTCGCTTCCGTATTGCTTCGAGTGATGTCGCCGATCTTTTCCAGCGTCCGGATCAGGGCCGAGATCGCCTCAATTCGTGCCTTGTCGAGGCCGACGGCCCCTTCCCCGTTTCCGAAGCCAAGGGCCTCGATTTCGCCGAGCAGCCCGTCGATCACCCTGGCGACACGACCGCCAGGGTCCTTTGGCGGCTCGCTGCGCTGCCAGCCCTCACGGCCCGCGCGAGACTGGACAGTCGCCAGCCTCCACCCCGCAATAACGGCGAGTTGTTCCAGGGAGGGCCGCTCGCTCTCATAAAGCGCGCGCGCAGCCATCCACCGTGCTTTGGCGCATGGTATCAT